CGATACTGGTGCTACTGGTTTACAGGGAGCTACAGGTAGTGCCGGTGTAGGTGCGTTCTTTGCGTCTGTATATCAGGGGAATTACAACGATATTACCCTCATTCCTGGCGATTTTGCTACAGGAGATAATGGGGATGGCGGGTACTTTATGATTTTCGGTAACACACCATCCATTAGCGCTTATATGAACTACATCAAAAGTATCGGCGGGTCGCATCATCTGGTTCTCTACGACGTTTCGACAAGTTCTTACACAGACATACCATATTATACTATATACACTCCGCAGTACTCAGCGGTTACCGACGCCTGGACAGTTTACTATGTCCCCCCGTTCTCGATGGCGGTCAGTATCGGTAATATGTGCACGTTCTTCCTGGAAGGACAGAGCCCCTATGGTTCGACTGGTGCTACTGGTGCTACTGGTCAGGACGGAGCTACTGGTGCGACTGGTCAGGACGGAGCTACTGGTGCGACTGGTCAGGACGGAGCTACTGGTGCGACTGGTCAGGACGGAGCTACTGGTTTACAGGGCGTAACAGGCTCGAACGGTGTAGGTGCATTTACGTCGGGCGTTTGTATTGACGGTGGGACTTATGTCGTTCCACCAGGGTATTTTTGCATTAATTCCTATGGCTCTTCGCTTGTCGTAGCCTCTACACCTGCCGTAGATGCGTATATGACTTACGCTATAACACGTGGATACCAGAGCTGGACATTTGTGGGCGCTACTGGCGATACTTTTTCCACACCGTTCGCCATTCCCCCTCCTTTTATAAGAGCGCCAGACCCGAGCGGTAACGTGTTATGGGAACTCCCTCAAGACCCTATGAGTCTGCCGTTTTTATGGGCTCTGAACGATGGAGAGCAGTACAATTTTTTTCTGAGTGCGGTCAGCCCTTATGGTTCGACTGGTTCGACTGGGGCTACTGGTCAGCAGGGAGAAACAGGTCCCACCGGTGCGACTGGTCAGGACGGGGCTACCGGTGCGACTGGTCAGGACGGGGCTACCGGTGCGACTGGTCAGGACGGGGCTACCGGTGCGACTGGTCAGGACGGGGCTACCGGTGCAACTGGCGATACTGGTGCTACAGGTGCAACTGGCGATACTGGTGCAACAGGTGCACAGGGTGCAACAGGTGCGCAGGGTGCAACAGGACCATTCTCAACACCATTAGCCAACAAAATTGAGGTAGTTTCTGCGTCAGATGTCCCAACGACCAACCTTACCTGGTCAAGCCTCAGCCCTACAGGAAATACCTACGTCCCCCTTGCGGATTCCCTACAACTCGCACCGACTGCCCCTTCCACGGGAACGGGCTGGAGAATGACGAAACCCGCCTCTCCTAACGCCTCCACGATGGTGTTAGGGCAGTCCTACACGATTGTAGCCGTCGGAACGGTCAATTGGACGGCAATTGGATTTGCTTCAGCGACAATCGGCACGGTAGGAACTCGCAACGCAACTGTTCTGACGGGGGCGAACGGCTTTGTGTGTAGTCCCACCGACTACCAGAAATATATCAATTGGGTTCCGCTTAATGCTCTCTATGGTCTCACTCTTCCGCAGACGGTCGTTCCCGCCTCTGCCGTCCTCAAGAAAGACCTAAATGCCGTGTGGGCGTTGGTGAAGTTCAACAACGACCTCGCAGTCCAAGGCTACATCAGTCTCATCGTGGAGACCTACGCCTACCAGTATCTCAGCAATACCACCAACGGCTACACGGGGCGTTGGACTTACTCCTTTCCCGTGTATGCGATAGACGGAGGCTCAGTTCTAACCTTTGGAGCGTCGGCGGGTGTCGCTTTAACCACAACTGTGCCTCGTGCGGTGGGTGGTTACACCTATCTGCTCTATGCCGAGGACAAGTACCCAAAATATACGCCGAATGTGACGGGATTCAGTTTCTATCCCAGCAACGGAATGTCCCCCAGCCAAGCCACCATCGCCAATACGCTCCGAGACCCCTATGATGTCTATCCCGAATACCCGCACTTCGCTTTTAATGGGTGTCAGTATTCGGCGAATGCTACGCAACCCACCTATGGAGGGGCGAACCCCTATGCCGATGAAGCCTCTGTAGAAGTGTCGGCACTGTATGTGAAGACACAGAGCAACCCACAAGCACCTGGTGCTTTACAACCAGGTATAGACTTCCAAGTCTTGGCGATGGGCTACAGAGGCACGAATGGCGGCGGGACGCAGCAGCAAAACTATACACTCACATATTAAGAAGCAAAAAAACATCTTAAAACACTTTCGTATTATATAATAGATGCGACTGTTAGAACTATTTTCTGGAACTGGGAGCGTATCAAAAGCGTTACCCGAATGGGAAACTGTGAGTGTCGATATCACCGATAAGTTATCCACACCCACGCACAAAGTGAATATACTGGACTGGGATTACACGGTCTACCCGCCCCACCACTTCGACGCAGTCTGGGCATCTCCACCCTGCACAGAATATAGCATTCTGAAACGTAATACAGGAATGGGGCAGAACCTGGAACTCGCCGACAGAATTGTAAATAAGACATTAGAGATAATAGACTATTTTCAGCCTGGGCGATGGTTCATAGAGAACCCACAGACCAGTATGTTAAAATATAGAGATATGATGCTGACGAAGCCATTTTATGACTACGATTACTGCTGCTTTAGTGACTGGGGGTACAAGAAGCGAACCCGTGTCTGGACGAACACGACGCAGACACGAGAGCTATGCAAACGGGAAGGAGTCTGTCCTAATATGACGGGTCGATTCCATAAAGTCTGTTTCGGCGGACAAGGGCGACCGAAGGAACACGTCTACCAGTCCTGTCCTGCTGGTGCGACCGCTTACCGTGTACCTGAGCGTCTGGTTAGGCGGCTATTTGGTGTGGAGGTCGTCCCGTAAATCGTTATCGTGGAGTGGGTTACCTGATAAAAAGCTCCATACCCTCGCTTTTGCCCACATAGGACGAGATAATTTTTTGGACGGTGGCGCTCGGATTCCCTTCTTAAACGAGTCTTTAAGCCTTACAGAGTCGGATACCGTCCCTGTTTTTGGGTCAATATAAGCCCCCCAGCCTCTGTCGTAGACAGCCTCTAAGACAGGAATAGAATACCCTGTAATCTCGCTAAGTTCTGGTATAGAGTACCCACGGTCTTCCATACCATAATATTCCAAAACCTCCTGTCTGTGCGTCTTCATATCTAAATTGGCGCAGATTCTTTTTTTTCTGGCTCTATGACTTCTGGCTTAGCCCCTTTCGGCGACGTATTGTCGATGTCGAGGGAGATTACAGTTTCCTGCTTCCCGCATTTGCTGGTTAGCTTCTTGTGGTTTATTGCTCCAATTATCAGCCCAACTATGCCGAGCCCGAGGCTGACCCACGATACTATCTGTGTACCGACCGACGTATCGCTCATTTGTCTTATTAGTGCAAATATTTTTTAGTATCCTGCGCCGTTGTTCGGTAAGATGGTGGTCATACAGAAACCACCGATTAACTGCGGAGGAACTGGTGCTGATGTTCCAGCACTACAAGACACGGAAACGGCTACATCTGCACCCAGCGAAAAATCGGCGTTCGCCTGGTACAACTGCACAATAAAAATAGGGGCTGTGTTTGTTGCGCTGACGTTTGCGTTAAGGGTCATAGGTCCCGTGAAGATAGTGCCGTGACCCGTAATAGCCTGTGCACCTGCTGTAGCAGGTCCCAGCGATACATAGTTGAAAGGCACTACGGCAGTTCCTAAAATAGACGAGATATCGCCAGACCCAAGGCTTCCCTGAACAAGCGTAACACATCCCATCACGCCCTGAACGTTCGTAGCCCAGGTTAGGTCTTGCGGGAAGACATAGAACCCGAACGAAAAGTCCAATTTTGCAGGAGGGAGAACATAGTCGGGCGTAGCATACCACGACGCAGGTGTCCCGTTCGTAGGGATACCGATTAGCTGCGGGAAAATGATTTTATAGTCTGTGAGTGTATTCGTCGTAGTAGGGAATGCACCGATACCGTAGGGTAGGTCGAAACTGATAGGTCCAGACCCTGCAAACGGCAGCGACCCATAAAAGGACGGCACAATCTGCGTCTGACCGATAGGGATGGCGCAGGTTGCGTCTGCCCCTGCGGCTGCTACATTCGTAAGTAGGTGGTTCGCACAATCAAGGGTCGCCGACAGGGGCGACGGATTACTGATAGGGATAGGGTTAAGTGTCGTATAGTTAATCGTATCTGCAGTAATAGACGTGCCGACAGACAGAGATGTACCCACGATTAGGTTCTTCGAAACATTTACAGCCCCGTCTACATTTAAGTCGTAGCCAGATGGGGCGGCGTCGGGGTCGCCTTTAATGCTTACATTACCGCCGTTGTCTATAAAAAATGAGTTGGTCGGAGCGCCTGAATTGGCTACGATAAGTGTATTGTCGCCTGTCTGAGCTGTAGTAATCGTGGTCTGTGAATTAATAATAAGCCCATCACCTTTTACGTCGTTCGTGTCCAGCGTCAAGGGTGCGCCCGTCGGCGCTGTAATAGTAGGCGTTGTGATAGCGTACGTTCCTGTGTCGAGTGGGGAGTTTACAACTACGCCGAGGGTTGTATCTGCATTTATGGTAAGCGGCGTCGCCGCTTTTCCAGTAATAGTTGTCGTTTTTATAGCGTAATTGCCTGTCGTAATCGGAGCATTCACAGCTACACCGAGCACCGAGTCGGCATTTATGTTAAGTAGATAGCCACGGCGACCACCGAGAGACGAAGCATTTTGCATAGAGTAACCGTCGGCGTTAATGTTCTGCGCAAGGGGGTTCGTAAGCCCTGTATTCTGGATAGTCCTAACGATTGCGGCAAGGTTGTTAATCTGGGCGGATACGTTCCAGCTCATTCTATATTGTGTAGCGAGAAAATAATAAATCTATGTATATTAGAATATGAACGGCGCAAAACAACAACTGGAAGAACTCGTTGAAGAACCTATGGGCGATGACGATATTCGCCTATATTTTCCAAATGCTAACATAATGCGGTATGGTGACCTGCAGCAGTATTCCTCTATAGACCATTTGTTACCTAAACGTGTAGACTATTGTTTTATCCTGTACGAAGATAGCGTTAATAAGGGACACTGGATATGCTTAAGCAAGTATGGCGATACTGTAGAGTTTTTTGATAGTTATGGGGGGTATCCCGATAGCCAGTTAAAATGGGTCGATATGGCGAGGCGCTTAAAGCTGAACCAAGCCCGACCCTGGCTCTCTCTTTTGCTCGATTTATGCGATTACGACGTCATCTATAATCCTTTCAAATATCAAAAGGAAAGTATGGATATTAGTACTTGTGGTCGTCATACTGTCTGGCGTATTATCAATTTAGTCGAAAACGACAAAGACCTCGAAGGTTACTATAAGATGATGAAGAAGCTGAAGAGCGAAACTGACGAGTCATACGACGAAATCGTATCGAGAATGATTACCGCACACTAAGGCGTAGATTTTTATTTTCTTCCGTTATTATATAATGGAAACACCTAACGATAAATATGCACTCCACGCCATCGTTATAAAGAATACCGTCCCACGCCAGGAAGCCCAGCGGATAGCGTGGGATATAATGGGGAGCAAACGACACAAGTTCGTCCGTGAAACCAAAAGCTCCTACCGTTTCCGTCACATACCGAAGACGAAGTTCGAACCTCGGTCGTTTCGTACGCAGGTCGTGAACGACGATATATCAATCATCTATGGAAAAATAAAATCTGGCTTAGAGGGTGCAGGTATGTTCGACTATTTTAAGAAGCAGTACGAACGAATTAAGGCGTACGTGACGAACGCAGCTGAGAAATTGAAGAAGACCGTGGGGGTCGACGTGTCTGAAGCCTTTAAGCCTCGTCTGGATAGCTTTAACAATAGGTCACAGGCGACACTCGACGAATACGGAAATCGCACTATTAAATCGCTGATGCTCTACCGTACACCTATCGGCGGTATGATAAATACAGCGCTGAATCTTGTAAGCCTCGGGAAGTGGAACGAGCTGCGCAAAAAGTACGGATTCGACCGGCTGTTTCACCTTGCACTCGTAGCGAATGTTGGGGGGAAAAACATCATCATAGAAAAAAATGAAGTCATCAATATCAGCACAAACTACAAGACCTACGACACTACTGAAACCGAGGTAGTGCCGCTGGGGGAGCGACACCTCACCGTCGACGAAATGCTCAAGAAAGCACGAGAAACCGTAGGAGATGTGACGTTTTTTTCTTACGATGCATTTAATAATAACTGTCAGTTCTTTATAAAGTATTGTCTGGAAGCCGTGGACTTGTACAGCGACAGCGCCAGGGATTTTTTGTTTCAAGACCTGGGCGAGTTAGTGAAGGAGCTACCTGGTTACGTCAGCAAGGTAGCGAATGCGGCGACGGACACGGGTGCAGTATTCAATAAGATATCGGGTCAGGGCAAATCTGACGGTGCAGTATTGGAAGACGTGAAGGCTACATATTCTAAATTGAAGTCAAAGACAGCGACAGAGAGTTTTTACGAGTATGTGAAGAAGACGCTGAAGGAAAAGCCCGTCGAGCTGATGCTTATACAGCAGCTCTACCCCAAATGGGCAAAAACGAAGGAAGCGAAGGAGTTACTGGGGCTGTCCGAGGGTTCACCCGAGCCTCCTGCGCCTCCGCCGTCGCCTCCGCCTCCAGGGTCTGCAAAGAATGAGGTTGTTTATCCAGAAGTGATAGAGTTAGAAGACAGCAGCCCGATACTTATTATCACGGAGCTACCGCCAGACAACAAGAAGCCAGGCGTTCCGACTATCCCCGCAGACGAGCTCCCTCCTTCGCCTCCGCCTATCGACCGTAAACTCATTATCGAAAAACTCGATGAAATTATCAAGAAAAATAGAATCAGGAAGTTCTTAACGGGTGCAGTATTGAACCTGCGGGAACGCAAGGCGAAGGCAGCGGCTGAAAAGAAGATTAAGGAGTTTTTACAACAGGCGACCCTGAGTCGTAAGGAGAAGCAGGAGAAAGCCGAGGCTGAACGCAAACTTAAGGAGTTACAGGCGAAGGAAGAGGCGGAACGACTGAAGGCTGAACAGGCGGCGATGGCGAAGGAGGATAAAGACACACCTGCACCGGCGACGCCGTTATTCGACCCGACAATTGCAGACATTAAGGCGTTTTTAGTGAATCTTGCAAATATGGGCGATGCGAAAGATAAGAAGACGGTCGCCTACTACCCTAACAGCGTCGTCGCTCCTATACTCTTGTTAACTCTCCTGCGCAAATATAACAACGACTGTCTACTGGTTGGCTATGCTGATGAAAAACATCGCTTCTACGGTGCTCTTGACTTTTTTAACCAGAAGAGCAGTAAATATAACGTTGCAGAGCCGTCCGTTCCCGATTCTTTTTATGAAGAGTTTAAGAACTGTATTAAGCGGGGGACAAAGCTTATCGCTATCCCGATTGGTATAAGACTCCCAGGTAACGAGGGACACGCTAACGTACTTATGTACCGTGTTGATATTAACCAGCTCGAGCGCTACGAGCCGCACGGAGTACAGGGGTTTTTTGCGAAAGATAGTGCGAAGAATACCAAATATAACGAACGCATCGATGAAGTTGTGCAGAAGTTTTTTTCTGCTAAGGCTACAAAAGCCGATAAGAAGAAGGGCATCGCCGAACGGCTCGGTGATATTGTTACAGCAGAGGGTTTACCTACGTTCAAATATTTATCCCCTATGCACTTGCACAAGTCGTACATACGTGGCTTCCAGGCGTACGAATCGGCACAACACGCCACCAGATACCCAGGAAAGGAGAGTTTATACGAAGGACTTTGTCAAGTTTGGTCGTCTTTTTATATTCAGCTATGCTTTAAGTACCCCACGATGACCGGCGAATATCTCATAGAGCAGACGATTAAACAGTTTGACGATAAGAAAGCTATCGGCTCAGGTGCATATTTTAGAGTTGCACTCGGTTACCTCGATGAGGTGGAAAAGGAGATAGACTCTATGCTTAAACGTGCCGATGCTAAGATTCCCGAGGAATTAAAGGGTAAGACGTTCACCTGGAAAGATTTTAAGGCTTCGTTTAGCAAATTAGACGCTAAGAGTATAGCGGATGGTACTGTCGAGTCTACTGCGGAACTGAAGGCTCTGGATGAGTTTAAGTACTTAATCGGTCGCTGGTTCGATTCGGAAGTAAGGGCGTTGCACGGGACGCAGAGGGCGGAGCGTGAGGCAGCCAAGAAACCCAAGAATGAGGTCGTCGGTGGCGTGTCGATTACTAAAAAGGCGTTTGTGAAGGAGCACAACAACCTTATCGGTGTTTTACAGAGGGGTAAAACCCCTGAGCTACTCGCAGAGGCGAAAGACCAGTCCAAGGAACTCGCCAAAGTCCTCAAGGGCGGCAAACAGGCGGCTAAATGCTACTGCAGCAGGAGCGGAGGTAGGGCTCGGTGCGCCTGTTCTGGCTCTGGAGATTGTGACTGTAAACTATCTGGTGGCGCTGTAGCGTGTATGTGCCGTTAAAATAATCTCATATAAATATATAGCATATATGCCTTATGAGATAATACCATTCGAAACAGGGTACAGGGTGTGTAAACGTGACGACCCGACTAAGTGTTTTAGTAACAAGCCACTTAGTAAGCTTCAGGCGACTAAGCAGATGAAGGCTATTATCATATCAGAACTGCACGGAGGCGCTGGGAAGACCGATATGTTTGTGGAGCAGTTGCACGAGGTAGGTCTGACTCCCGCTATGTATCTTAAAATCGCTAAAAGGGTTGCTAACCGTGAAGGTTACGACCCGTCTGCGCTGTCTATTGCTGTAGACGGCACTCATAAGCTAACCTACGACAGCCCTGAGGGCGTTAAACATTTCGGCAGGGTAGGGTACGGCGATTACATTATTTACTGTTGGCTCGAGCGGAATAATGAGATTCCTAAGGGGTTTGCAGATGTTAAACGTCATAGATTCAGGTCATCCCACGAAGTCATAAGCAGAATACATAACTTAGGCAAATATAGCCCTAACGAACTGGCTATTAACATACTCTGGTAGGGGCGAAGGGGAAGAAGGGAAGCCGAAACCTTCCCCTTCGGGGGTTTTTAATCTTTCTACGTTTTTCCTACTGTGTTTCTTATACCATTTTATAACCCGAAGGGAAAGAAGGGAAAGAAGGGTAAAATCCTAAATCGCTGGAGGCAGACGGCTACATCACCTCCTCCTCGTCGCCGTTTTTTAAAATCCAATTTCAGATTTTACCCTTCTTCCCCTTCGCCCCCTTCGGTTCTTTAAGTCCCCCTGTGCACCTCCTTCTTTTAGTATCTTCCGGCTTAAAGATTAACTTCCAGAGTATAGTAGAAGCCAGATGTCTACCAATCCCTGCCCCTGCGACCGATGCGGATGCGATGACGCACAGACCAGCCTTTACAGCCTGAATGATAACGGTACTGCCTATACTGCTACTTTCTGCACGAGCTGCGAGAGCCTGTATGAGCACTTGATAGTAGATAACGACGACGACATCGATGATAGTGACGTTGAAGACGAAGACCCTCAGCCCTGCGAGTGCGCTGACGAGGACGAAGACCCCAATTAGTACCGCTTTTTATTGGTTTGTTATTAAAAGATATAGTAATATCTTCTAATAATGCCCGTAAACCCGATAGGCAAGTGCACCCTGATATTTCAAAATAATTATCTACACATACTATATAGACAAATGTCCCTAAACTTCGATAAAATAGGACGTAACCTCGCTAAGGTTGACGGCGGCAAGTACAACAACAAGATAGTATCTGTATATACGGATGGTGTGGACGACACGAGTATTAAGAAGCCGTTTAACAGCCTTACTCTTACTGATTCTGCAAAGTTCCAGCATATTCCAGACTGCGACAGGGAGAGGGAGATACTCTATATCACAGGTCCCAGCGGCTCAGGAAAATCTACCTATACTGCTAACTGGATAAAGGCATATAAGCGCTGCTTTAGGGATAACGAGGTATACGTCTTTTCTGCACTCAAAGACGACGAGAGCCTCGACGTAATCAAGCCTAAGCGCATAAAAATCGACGATAAGCTGTTGACCGAGCCGTTGACTGCTTCCGACTTTGAGAACTCCTGTGTCGTGTTCGACGATATCGATGTGATTTCTAATAAGCGGTGGCGGGAAGAGGTCTATAACCTGATGAATCAGATTTTGGAAACAGGGCGTCACTATAAAACGTCGTGCGTCATCACGAACCACCTACCGACAGCAGGGAAAGATACCCGTCGTGTGCTAAATGAATGTAATTCTATTACTTACTTCCCGCATAGTGGTTCTAAGCGGGGGCTTAATTATCTACTGATGGAATACATCGGAATAGATAAGGAAGATATCAAGAAGATTAAGAAGGCAAAAAGCCGATGGGCGACAGTCTTTAAGAACTACCCACAGATTGCTATGACTGAAAAGATGATATGGTGTTTGGGTGATGATGACGACTAAGGATTGGCGACGTAGTTCTTTTTGATGCATTCCAGCACCTCCTCCTTCCCGTCGTCGCCAGGCGGGAAGTAGTAACAGCTCTGCCGCTGCGCATTCAGCTTCTGGTAGTCCCCGAACACCTTTTTAAAGTGCAGAATAAAAAAGCGCTCCGTATATGTACTTGTTAGACGGTTTGCCCTCGCAAACTCTACCGAGGACTCGAACAGCTCCGTCGTCTGCGTCGCCTTACCGCTGATATAGTCGTATTTGTCCTTTACGAACTTGATGTAAGCGGGGAGGTTATTCAGGATTAGTCGCTCCTTGTACTCGGTCATCACAATCTCCGACGGACGGAATGCCGTAATATCCCGTGACTTGAAGAAGTTGTAGAGGTGCTTGAGTTTCATTTTGTCCTCCTTGAATGCATACAGAGCCTCATAGTATGCCGGTGCTTTCTTCTCCTCAGGACACTCGATAAACTCGTAGCGGCGCTCGGAGTTACTGACCTTAAAAATGTTTTCGTTATTTGTCGTAAAAAAGTAGTTCTTATAGTCACGGATTTTTATCTTATCCTTGCCCTTGAACTCTACGTTCTCCTCGTAGCGTGTAATGATATCTTTTAACTCGTTTGCTACCTCTGTAGCCCTTGCGTTAATCTCATCGCCGACCACGAACAGCTTACCCATCATCTCGCCGTTGAACCTGTCGGTGATTGCGGACGTATCCCTGAACTTTGCAGTATACCCATCTATCAGCGATTCGAACATCTCCGTAAGCAAGTTCTTACCCACGCCTTCTACCACGGAGTACAGTACAATCGCTACCTTTGTCTTGATGTGCGGCTTCTGGATGATGTGCGCTAACCAGTTGAGCAGGTACTCGTAGGCGAGTTTGTGCGAGTTGCAGATGTAGAGAATGTGGTCGAGCACAGGCTGGATGATAGCAGCGTCGTAGGTCGTATTGTCCTTTGTTTCATAGGGGAAGCCCTGGAACAGGTTATATTTGTCGGTCGTCACGAGGCTATCGGGCTGGAACTCGAACGTAGAGAAGCAGCGCTTGTAACGGCAGTCGTTGTACATTTTCGTAAAGTCCATACGCTTTTTCCTGCCGTCTTCGCCCTCTAACATCAGATGCAAAGGTCCGAACGTTGTACTAAAATCGGAATAGGCGGTAATCTGATTCCTATAGAGTTTGTGTATCTGGTTGTGGATGTAAAAATGGGCGTGGTATGCATTAAAATATTTGAACGACTTGGTATTGTGGAACTCCTCCACGTACACCTCTTCGCCAAGCAGCTCTACGTCTTGGAAGAACAGGTCGGACAGTTTACCCACAGAAAAGTCTTCGTCCTCCTTAATCGTCAGGGTCGTATTGTAGTCACCCATCGTTTCAGCCAGAATCTGCGTTTCT